TTGATGGAGAGGAAGAATTGCCGGAACTTGAATCTGACTGTGCATCCAGCTTGTTGATCTTGTCAAAGCCCATGAGGGCTTTCATCTTTTTCGCTGCGTTCTGTGCTGCCTGTCCAACCTTATCTGTATTGCTTGCCAGATTAGAAGCAGAATCAGATGCATTCTCCAGACCGGTTCCGGCATCGTCAGCTGCTCCGGCAACTGCCGCTACACCGCTGCTGTCTGAACCGCTGGATTTATTTCCTGTAATTAGTTCCGTAAAGGACTTAAATGCATTTGCCAGTGTAGCAAGCTTCCCAATCACCGTATTGATTACCCGAATGATCGGAGTAAATAAGTTGATCAGTCCCTGTCCGATCGTTGCCATGAGAGACTGCATCTGCAGACTCAGTACCCTGCACTGGTTCGCCCAGCTTCCGGAAGTACGTGCAAAGTCACCCTGTGCTGCCGACAGTTTATCCTGCACAAACTGATAACGTAGGGCTACCTTTTCCGCTTCGGACATTGCCGAAGTTGTTTTCCCGAATCCATTCGCCATAGCGTAGGAATCAAGAGCTGTCTGTGTCATTACGACCCTTTATACCCTCGGTTTCCCGATATTTATTAGGGGAGTAGACTATCTCTTCATCCAAATAGGATGCATGGCACTTCGGAATAGGGAATTTCACCTTAAACCTACTTCCTCGCGGAATAGTCGTTACACTTTCATCAAAAAAGAGCCTCTTAACGAGACTCTCCGATGCTTAGCACGGTATTACCATGATTATTTAAATTTCCATTTGAATCCATATGCAGTACGATGCCTATAAACATTGTTGCATACTTTAGATATTAGACCTTGATCGTATCCTGTCTCTCTGCAAAGGAAGTTCATTCCTTCCCATTCTTTGATTACATTTCCGTCTAAATCACATTGTAAAACTGCTCTTTGCTGAGTTTTCCTAAGCCGTTCTACTCTCGTTCCATAAGCATTGTTTTCCTGAACGGTACACCATTCAAGATTTTCAACGCAATTATTCTGTTTGTTTTCGTCAATGTGATTAATAGAATTGCAACCGTCCGGCTTTTTAAGAAAAGCATTTGCAACCAATTTATGAATTGTAATTGTTTTCTTTTTGCCGTCTTTATGCAAAGAGACTATTGGATAGCCGTAAGTATCAAGCGCAGGAGAATAAATTTTCTCTGGTACTTTTCTTGTATACCATCTTGCTTTACATCTACGCTCAAGGCTTTTTATTCTTCCCAGATTACTTACTTGATACAGACCCTCATAGCCTTTAATATCTTTCCAAATTTCTTCACTCATGGAAATCACCTCCTATAAATATTATATCATATAGGCGTCATAACCACAAGTTTTTTAAATAATTTTAGGCTTTTACCGTTAGCATTGCTCATAAAGCAACACACCGAAGATTTCTTCGTTCACCATGTTATTCAATACACATTGCTGTGTAAGGGAGCTAATTGTTAACCCAAGTCTTTAAGTGTTTCCGTTTCTCCTGTAAAAACTGACTTCAGTTTTATATAAGCCAAGTCCTGACTAATGTTGTAAAATGATGCCACATCACCAGTTAGCTGTGTCAGAGCCGTTGACATATCATAAGCCTGCGCTTCTGAGAATCCGAACGACTTAGACATTGCTCCGAACGTTCCGACATACTGTTTCGCCATTGTTTCAGATAATCCGGCCGAGGTCATGGCATTCTTTGCAAATTCATTGACCTTATCCGACATTGTGGTAAATGTAACATCAACCACGTTCTGTACTTCTGCCAGATTAGAACCAAGTTCTACGCACTCTTTCCCAAACTGAGCCAGTTTCCTAATTGCGAATGCTCCGCCAATCAGTATGCCTATTTTTTTTACTACGCTGCCAAGTCCGTTAAAAGACTGCCTGATTGCTGATACGCCGTTTTGTACACCTGATGTGTCCATTCTGGTATCAATAATGATCGAACCATCAGCAGCCATGTGTCCACCTCCTAACTATTTGAGGTTCAACATCTCATTCAGCTTATCTTTATAAGCTTGCTCCTCGTCGCTGAGACGTGTTTTTATGTCAATAATATTCTTGTTTTCCTGATAGAATTTCTTTTCCCATTTATCGAGCTTTTCACCCTTTGCTTTTTTTGAACGGATTCCAACGACCGTGTTGAACAGGCATTCACCGGATTCCATGAAGTATCCGAAGAACGTCCACCAGTGCATATACGGAATGGCTCTGATTTCTTTGCCGGCAACTTTATTTACAGCCGGTACGATCATATCTCCGTCCTGTCCCCAGTCCATCAAGCGGGGCTTTGGCCTGCTCGGGTTGTCATCAGCCTGTCCGCAGTCAATAAATTCACACGCTTTCTGACAGGCTTCAGATAAGTGCTCTGGCGGTATACTCTGCCAATCCTCGAACAGAATCTGCAACATAACAACTGCTTTTGCCTGCTCATCCAGTTCCGGGTCGTTCATAGCAATGAGAATGTCAATGATTGCTCGAAAATCCGTTCTGATAGAAAAATCCACCCCACTGATATTTAGTGAGGTGGGTAACTCATAGGCGGTCATTTTGTGTATTTCTCCGTATACTTATTGACCGCTTCCTGCATTTTTTTCTTTCTCTTTTCAATTTCCGGAGTAAGTGCTTCATTGATTTTGTCCAGAACGATATAGGCAAACACCTGACCATTTCCAAAAACAGTTGTTGCGGTAATTGGTTCTTTAAATAAATCCTTAGATGCTTCGTATCCGAGCATATAATTGATTTTGTCCTCAATCTGCTTATTAATCTCTGCCATTTCTTTGCTGGAAGAAACATTTTTAACAGATTCCTGAGCCTGTTCAAAGAAAGTTCCCAATTCTTCCGCTCTTGCCGCAATGTTGATGTCGGTAGGATTCAGTTTGAATGAAGAGAACACTTCACCTTGCTTGTTCGTGAATGTGAAAAGAAGAAATCCATCATCAATGTTTGTGTTAATTGTCTTTGCCATTTTCTACGCCCTCCTAAAAATTATTCGCTGTCAGCTGTAAATGAGCCGGAAGTAATGTCAAATTTACCTTTGACGCGCTCTCCAACGTAATTAACTGTGAACGGAATCTGATAGCCAGATGTATCACCGCCGTAGGAAGTCGGCACAACATGGCAATCCTGCTTGTATGCTTCGTATTTACCGGCTGTTGCTTCTTTCCAGAGATGTACTTCAACTGCACTTGTTTTCAGATTATCATCTTTAAGACGTTCGTCCACAATCTGCTGAAGCTTTTCGAACAGATCAGACGTGGTGTCTGCATAGAACGGATCAGCGTCAGAAGAAACCTCGTAGCCATTGTGCTTAAATGTGGATTCTCCAAGAATGTTTTTAGATGTTTCAGTATCTGGATTGAGTTCAACATTGTACTCTTCCAGATCTTTTCCAAGACGCTCATATTTTGACGTCAGTCCCCCGCAGAGGGAACCTGCATCAATGTAATGAGCCATATATTTACGATCAATTTTTCCTGTTACTGGCATAGAAATGTCCTTTCTACCTATCATTTTTTTAAGGCTGTGTAGGTTAGCGACTATCTCTAATTGATAGCCGGTTGTTACTTGTTATATTACTTCATAAGTGTTTTTGTAGCGTACCGATAATGGTAATAACCAGTCCTGTACGCCACTCTCCTGTGGCTCTAAACCATAGGAATTATCACGGGTTATACGTTTTATCACTCGCCCCTGTGAAAGCTCTGGAAAAGCATTTAAGCGCGTCTCAGAGCCGTTTATAATAACTGGTTCCCGACATATCCATTTACCGAGATTATCCAGAAACTTCTGAACAGATAACTTCTGCCGTTCTTTGTCGGATGCCGTGCGGTAAACCACATAAAATGGATATTGGCATACCTGATGCATTACACCGCATACATCTTCCTTTTCTGAATAGATCAAAGCTCCGTTGTCTGCTGAGAAAGCGATTCCGGAATCTTTGCCGAGTTCCTCAAATTTGATTGTTTCATTTTCGTATAGCCCTGGATACTGGTTCAGAAGTGCTTTCATGGCATCTGTCAAAATCTCATATCCGGTTGCATCTTTTCCAATCGGCTTACTATCTGCCATGTGTGCCACCTCCCGCCTTTTCCTTTACTTTACGTATCCATGCGCTTCCGTATTGCCGTTTAGCGGCATCAAACCACTTTGCCTGCGCCTGCGGATGCGCTTGTTTAGTATATTCCAGATTCTCTTTTGCGTTTGTCTGACCGGAATACTGGCTAACAAGCACCTTTTTTGCTCCACGTCTCGCATAAGGGCTTCCGGTTGATTCATCAACCATGGTTTTACCCTCATACAGAAAACGCCCATAAGGAGCCGCCGCCGCGCATACTTTCCCACTGCCTTGTAAAGATGTACTTTCTGCCCTTGTACGGTTGATAAAGTCCCCTGTAATCATCGGCATAAACGGAACCATACTGTCCATGACCATTCCATCAAGAAGGTACTGGGCTTCTTGATACTGTCTGGAAAATCTATCCATATTCAGCTTTATTTTCATATCTCCATCGACTACGGAGAATCCTTTAAAATGATGAATTTTACTCATATCACTTACCCAGAATCTCAAAATGTGGAATCAGTGTATATGGACCACCTACACTGGTAATCTTGAACACGTTGTCCTTATTCTCATTCATGTACTGATAGAATCCATTCCGATAATCACTGTCAATTACCGTTCCGCCAGTCCACTCACCTTCCCAAAAAAACGACTCATCTGAGAATGTGATAGTATCTTCCAGAGCGTTGTTAATCTGCCTTTTCCACTCTTTAGGCGGTACATATGGGAGAATCTTACCATTCCTGTCAGCAATGGTTATATCGCCGTTCTGGACGGTATATCGAATGTGTAACTGTGCGTTGTCTGTTACGTCTGGCCCGTACTTCTTAAGGATTGCCCCCTTATCCGTAATGAGGTCAACGCCGGATAAAACATGAGGATACCAGTACGCATCTCCAGTCGTGGCTGATTCGTAATAATTAAAAATCGTCACCGTTTTTTCGTACATGATACCCTCCTTAATTATTCTTTCTGCACTGTCTGCTTAATAATCTGATTCACGCCAGTAGCCGACAATCCGTTAAACATACCGACTGCAACTGCTGTGATATAATCCGTTGCCGGGAAATCCGGGATAATTCCCATTCCGACAGCGCCAAGGATTCCACCAGTAACAGCCATGATTACTGGAATCCATTCATCAGAGGTTCTTTTTGATGCTTTGCAGCCCATTCCTACGATGTAGCAAATCATAACGATTGCTATACATGAGCCTAATGTTGAAATGTCCATTATTCAGATACCTCCTTAAATTCTTCTTCAAATTCATCCTTTACCATTGTATCGAAATATCCTTCTTCATCACGCAAGACGTAGTCTCCAGGCTCTATGAGTACCGAATCAACCATTTCGCCATTTCTAAACGGAGCAGGATATGTAGAAATCTCAATGTGTGGTGGGTTAAGATTGTTATTAATTTTTACCGAATCGCCAACAAACTTTTCAATTTGAGCTATGCTTTCAGGAGCAGTAAAACACTGAATAGCTTCAACTATAGTCGGTTTTATTCGTACATATTTCATACTCACACCCCCGCATAAAGAATTGGTATTCCATCATCCGTCCTTACTCCCATCAGAAGCGGTAAAGCTGTCTTAAGAAGTAAGTCGTTCGTTTTCTGTACGTCTCCAGCGGCGGCATACACAGCACTCCATTCCTTTGCACCTGATGCTTTCTGCTGTGGCGTTGCATAAGAGATGGATTCACTGCCAGAGGATACAGATGTTACTGCACCGGCTTTGATGTTCCCGACATTTGTGTCGGCAAGATTCGTAGACGCTTGACTGATTGCATTCTTCTCAGCAAGCTCAATCTGATACATTAATTCAGCCAATGAACAGACCGCCTTTTTGATACGCTTCTGAGAGCGTTCGTTTGTCGGCAGTCCGTCCACCAACCTGTCAAATGTCATTGTGTCCACAAAGCCACTTGCTCTTTCTGCTAATCGTGGAAAGTCGGTTTCTGGCACAACTGAACCGAAATATGAAGTTGTGTAAAATTCATAATCTGCATAAGCCATGCCAGTTACCTCCTGCAATCATCATTTTGCTGTTACAGTCGCATGCCCGGCACTTAACGCCTTATAGGTACTGTCGCACTCAACCACTGTGATTACCTGCCCTGTTGTTGCAGTAATGTCAGATTCTCCATCCCACGCGCTCCAGTTCTTCACATTCTGTCCGTAGTCTACGGAAGTCTCAGATGATGCAACTTTGTACTTATATACATTCCCTGCGCTTACTTTTGCCGGAGTAACAGTCACTTTTGTATCTCCACTCTTACTTCCCGCTGCGGAGTTTACAGTGAGAGTTCCAAGTGTCTGAGTTGCGTTGATAGTTCCAACAGCAATAGCATCAATGTACTCTGCAAAGAGGGTAAGTCCCATGATCGCGAATGCTTCAGACACTGCTGTGTGGTAGTTGCCCTGTGTGTGAAATCCGATCAGATTTGTTTCACCGGATACAGTGTAAACAAGACCTGCTCTTGCGAAATCAGATTCGTTCGGATCCACGTAGTAAAGAACGATGTTCTCAACAGGTGTGGCGATAACTGTTCCTCTTGGGATCTCACTGTCGGATAACAGGAAGATTGTGTCGAATCCCAGGAAATCTTTCATATACTGGAAACCGAACTGGTTCTGAATAGTGATATCAGCTGTGCCGATATATTCGTACACATCCAGAATGTTGACAAATCCAACAACGCCAGTCACATTTCTGTGCATCTGCTTGAATTTGTTTTCTACACGACCTTTAGCCATTGCCAGAGCCATCTGGAAAGTGGTTTCCGTGAATGAGAGAGTACCTGTTTTCAGATAGTTGTAAAATCTTTCAGTAACATTGGTCTGAAGCTGGAAGAGGAATTCATCATCAGTCATCTGAACAGCGTTCTCATAACCGTGATCCTTGATTGCTTCGATAGATACAGCCTTTGCGTACTTCTCGATAGTCATTTCTGCATAGGGTTTTTCTTTTACAACGAATTTGCTATAAGGGATTTCCTCGCCCTCACCAACATTTCCACTCTGCAAAGTACCCTCTGCGTATTTGGACTTGAGTACAGCACCCGGCTGTTTTTTGATAGGTCTCATGATGCCCAGAATATCACGTAAGTGCTGCCAGTTTCTTTCGAATCTGGTTACAAAGTCAATCTCACGCGCTGTGACCTGAATATCATTACTCATAATAAGATTAGCTTTTGCTGCCATATAAAAAAATCCTTTCTACCCATAACTATTAAGGTATTGGGTTAGCGGCTATACTCTGTCGTATAGTCGGTGTAAAAAATCACTGGAATAACTGGATATTCTGAGCAATTGCAGCCTGTCTCTCGGACGGGTCTTTGATCGCTTCAATATCTTTCTTCGTCATGCTCCCCGGTGCCTGCTGCTGTCTAATATGAGTAGTAAACCTTGCCTGATTCTGCTGAGCCTGCTGCTGAGATTCATCCACAAAAGCGGATGCGTCAGACTGCTTCATCTGTTCAATCAGGTCATTCAGTCCGAGAATTTTGCCGTCTTTCAGTTTGAGGCCTGCTTCTTTAATGTCTGCCATAACAGACTTCTTTGCCGCTTCGCTTGAAAATTTAACATCATCGAGTGCCGCTTTGAGTGCATCTGAGAAATCGCGGTCATAGATCTTTGCGTTAAATTCTTTCTCTGCATCTGCTGCTTTCTGTTTCCAGGTCTCTAACTCGTTTTTGACATTTGCCGGGTCGATACCGTCAAAACTTTTTAAGGTTTCCTCTGCTGTCTCAGCGCGTTCTTTCCAGTCATCACGTTCACCCTCGACTTTTGACAGAGTTTTCGCTACTTCTTTAGCATTCTTGTAATGCTCAGAGAGTGCTTTTTTCACATCTGCCTGTTTGTCCTCCGGGATCTCAATTCCAAATGATTTTAATGTGTCAATAAGTTTCTGCATAACATCCTCCTGGTCGTGTTTATTGACCTGCCGCCGCAGGTAAATGGATTAAGCCAGTTAGACCACTGGCAGGGTAATGAAATAGGCGGAATTGAACCGCCGACACGCACCCTATGCGGATGTTGCTCTACCAACTGCGCTATATTTCACTGCACTTTTCGAACTGTCCGGCAGTTAACAGGATAAGCGTTAACCTTTACCCATGGGATAATTTACCCGAACCATAGACCGCCTGCAAACAGACAGCATAATTCTGAGTAAATAAGCGGAACGCCCGGAATCGAACCGGAACCCAGGGCGCGACCCTGTCAGTCTACCATTAACGTACATTCCACATAACCCGGATTCCCGGGTTAGCAAGGTATTTAACGTGTTATGCCTACCACGAGTTGTTTCGGATATTTATTACTTTTTTTAAAAGAAAAGTATGAATAACAAAAACCTTAATCAAGGAGGTGTGCCATCTTGCGTGCCAGACGGCAAATACACACGACAGGATTCGAACCTGTTTAACTTTCCATTAAAGCGTGCGCACCAGCTACTAAATTAAAGAAAGGAGGATTAAAACGAAAATGTCAAAACAACCGTTTTACTTGTGCTTCCTGCTGCACAATTACATTATAACAGATTTATTTTAACTACCTCTCTACCACTTTTTGTGTTTTTAGAGCATATCGCGAAGTTTTTCCACGTATCTCTTGACAAGATCGCGTTCCTCCCGGCACTCCGCATCTTTAGACATATCGCTCATTTCTGTTGTAAGTTCGTCAAGATGTTCTTCCAAAGCGGCGAGCATCTTCCTCTTGCAGTCCTCAGATTTGCCGGAACGATAGCTCTGTTTCTGCGTCATGTAATCGTCATAAGCATCTCGTCCATCAGAACGGCTGTAATGCCCTCTGACATAATGCTCGCCCCGTCTGGCATAAGAACTGCCCCTGTCGTAATCCGGCATCATTCTGCCATCATTTGAACTGTATCTCCCCATGCTATCACGCTTTCTTCCGCGTTCACTGTAATCGTCATTGTATCCGCCACGCATCTCATCAAGGACAGTGTTGTAATACTCCACTTTTTTATCCCAGTACTGCGTATTCTTGACATCTTTATACATATCAATCAGTTTGTATGTCATTTCCAGATTTCCGGTAGTCAGCCCATTATCAGCGATTTTGGAAAGTTCATCTTCGATTCTTGCGCATAAGTCTTTAATGTCTCTCATAATCACACCTCCTACGCTTCTCTTGTTACAACAATGTTTGCGTTCGCAACAGAAATAGCCTGATCACTGGTGTTCTCTACTGCAATATTAACGCAACATCCGCGTGGTACATCAATATAGATGCCAGAGGACACATTGTTGTACTGGTCTACTGCTGCCGGTGTGGAAATCATCTGTGAAGATAATACAGGTTCGCCAGAGATTGCAATAGCCAGAGAAATAGCTCCGGCAGTACCGCCTGTTGGAATTGCGATATTGCCAGAAAAATCCACGAAAAATCTTGCTTTACACTGGTTAGTAAGCCCTCTCAGGGTAATGATTCCGCTTCCCTCTCTGTGCTGAATACAGTTAGAACCTTTGACTGCTGTGTTTGAAAATACTACATTCCCTTTTGCTGCTACGGTCTGAGCAGCTACATTTGTAAATTCTGCCATAAAAATACTCCTTTCATATCACAAAAGGACAGGTTCTAGCCTGCCCCTATGTGTAATACGGCATAAGCCGACATCCGAATCGATCGAAAGATACTCTCGATATGAAGTTATCAGCAATTACATCCAGTGTTGCATCCGCATCCGTAATATGTGTTCGGGTTAGGAACCTGATATGCCGGAATCGGTGCCGGATTAATCGCATTAATAAGCTGCTGTGTCTGTGAAGCCATTGCAGTTGTGAGAAGTGCGCTCTGGCGGTCCTGAGAAGCAGCACGTCTAAGGTCATTGTTTTCAGCCTGCAGGTTAGAAATCTTTTCATTGCAAAGATAATCAAGAATGGCTCTTGTTCCAGCGTTCTGGCTGTCAATAATGTCTCTTGTGTTGCTGTTCATGGTGTTCTGGATTGCACAAGTGTTGGTGGCCATATTGTAATTTACGCCCTGGATAGCTTCCCTGGTTTCACAACAGCAGTTCGCAAGCTGTGCCTGGAGCGCATTTGTGTTCTGCATATTGGCTACAGTATCGGCATTGATTGCCTGCTGGATTCCAAAACCAGTCTGCATGATATTGGTGTTGATTCCGTTAAATCCGGTAAGCATACCGTTATTCACTGCATAGAATCCGTCACAGAGACCGTTATTGATTCCGTCAAGTTTGCTAATTACAGCGGAATTGTCGAATCCTCTCTGAATGTCTGCCTGAGTAGCTGCTGTGGCTACATATCCGCCGCCGTTTCCATTATTGCCCCATCCGTTGTTTCCCCATCCGAAGAAAGCAAAAATGAATAAAACAATAATCCACCAGCTACCATCTCCGCCAAACATGCCGTCGTTATTTCTACCGTTTCCAGTAGCAGCGGCAATATCTGCTAAGCTATAATTTCCATCCATAATATAATCTCCTTTTTGTGTATTTACATCAATCTGGCCAGATTGTAATGTACTATTTCATTCCTTTCAGCATGTGCTGAAATTGTCCTGCCATCTGCTGAACCTGATTAAGTTGCTGTTGGGAAATCTTCCCAGACCGCAACATTTTCTCAACTTCTGCTTTCGGATCTCCCTTAAAATTCTGCTTAAACTGCATAAACTGCTGTATCATTTGCATTGGTCCGTTTCCCTGTGGCATCCCACCACCAAGTGCGTTAAATAATGGATTACTCATCTGCATTTCCTCCCTTGGTCGCTGATTCCTGTACGGTATTAGCCCTAACAGGTTCAGAAAAAGAATTTAATCGGTTTATGATAGCTTCGTATTTGCCTTTCAAATCATCGTATTCCTGTCGAGTAACATATTTACTGTCCATGTTCTGAACAGACTGTTTAGGCGGCATCTGAGAGCCTATCTCGTGGTATTCAAATGTCCGCAGTGGCTGTGGCATACCGGATACATCTGTGGATTTTATGTAGAACTTTTCACTTTCACTGTCCATCAGTAAAACACTTGTCCCAGGTGCGACCAGATAGGATTTTGCACCAACTTCGCCAGACACCCACAGGATACCATTGTTATTCTGCTGTGATTGCTGTACTGGTTGAGCTGGAATCTGGACAGGCTGTTGCTGGAACTGGTTCATCTGTCCAGGAACGCCAAAACTATATTGATAAGGATTGTTATATAATGCCATCTTATGCACCGCCTTTCTGATTATATTTTTACATAAAAAAAGAACCGGAAACAGGTCGTTTCTGGCTCTAATTAGTGTCTAAAAAGTATCAGCATACTTTAATTATTTTATTGTTCACCCTCCGGCTTAACCGCTTTTGCCGTTGATATGCTCACGTTCATCTGCTCAGCGCAGTATTCGAGCGTATATTCCTTACATCTCAGTCGAAACAGTCTTTCTTCGTCCGGTGTAAAATTACACTCTATCAAAAACCTGTCTATATCTTTTTTTCGTGAACACATATAATTTCATGAGCATACCCCTTACTAATGCTAACGTTGATTCTGCGCAAGATAATTTGTAAGCTTCTGTTTTGTTTTTTTTAATTCTTCTACATTATTCCCACTAATCTGACTGTCCAACATAGTTGATAACACTTCCAGAATCAATGAATCACGTTCTGCAATCCTCCGAAGACTTTCATAATCTCGCCTGTCGTGTTCTTCCAGTGTCTCCACTCGCTTATTAAGTCGGAATGCCGGGGTAATCCATTTAAAGATTACGGCTGCCGCCCCTCCGACAATAGACACCCCTCCACAGATAGAGAGGAAAATCTGTGCAAATTCTGATATGCTCATTTAGCTACTCCTTTTCCCAGTAATATACCGGGATCTCATTACCGCTATTCCATGTATCGAAATATTTGCCCTCTTGTACTGTCACCACATGACCATCTATGCAGAGAATGTATGTGCCTGTCTGATGATCTGCGCAAAAATCATTGACTGTATAGATATATCGTTCTGATTGTTCAATCAGTTTGCGTCTGTACCCACGTTTATAGAGGTACGCTCCCCAGACATAATTTGCACTTGGCATATCTGACAAAGCGCACGCCTGTACCATTAATCCGGCGAATACTGTTTCCCAGTCGAAACCGGTTGCCTTGCATATTGCTCTGACAACGCAATCTCCTGTTCTCTTATCCTTAACAGGATTTGGATTATAATATTCCCATCTATCCATCAGTCAATCCCCTTTGCTGTTTTATATCTCTTCGCCGCTCCTCTGGCTTTAGCAGCGTTCTGGCGATTCCACTTAGCGATCATGAGTCGGTCTTGCAGCTCTCTTAGGTCGTTCTGCTTGCAGTAAGCCTTGTATGTAGCATTTTGTTTCTGCAAAAGATAAGACTTCCGGTCAAGGTCTTGTTGTAATGCGAATTTTGCCTGTTCGTCCTTGCAGTTATCAACCGCCGCTTGCATTCCAAGGACTTCACGCTTTGTTTTGCGGATTCTTCGCTCATAAGCACGTTGCCGCTGTTCTTTTTCGTACTGTTTTCCCTTGTTGGCTTTATCCTGCGCTGATAGTTCTGCATAGGGATTCAGCATTCCTTCCGCCCAAACCGAAAAATGATGTCTGCAATTTACTCCGCATATTCCATCAGCTTCGCCATAATGACAATTTTCAATAAAATCTGGATATCGGCTTACTTTTTGTTCTGACATTTTACGGTATTCTGATGTATCTTGCCCCTTGAAGAACTCCGGCTTAATTTCTTTTAGTTTTTCCCAATCTATAGAAAATACCTGCCCTTGCCATACTTCATGGCTTGGGCGGCTTCCTATATGTGCCGATGTCAGTACTAAACCGTATCCCATTTCTTTCATTCTTGTCAACTGAATATCAGCACACGCCTGAGCCACGCCAGTTCTGACAGAACGTGCGACTGCTGTTTCGATCGTGTCTTTTCTGCCAGATGGGTATGTGACAGTAACACCATCACTCACAACGTTATTAACTGCCTCTTTGATGGCTTGCGTATATCCAACTGCTCCAGTCATTACATGATTATATGCAAGGTCACATTGGTTGATATACAGTGCCTGAGCCACATTTGCAGTTGTCCTTGTGAAGTTCCGCCATTCTCCCATAGTCGCAAGCATATTTCGCTCCATGAGTCTTATCATAGCTGGCGACTGTTCGAGCGGTACAGGGCTTAATCCTGCCGCCTTGTATACTTTATCATCATAGTTCATTGCAGTGATTCCAGCATCTTCAAACGCTTCAAGGAGTTCCCGTTGTTCACGTTTGGTGTATTTGGATAATTCCGTCAGAATGTCCTCTAACAGTTCACCGGATTCCTGTAGTGTTCTGATTCTCCACGCATCAGCATTAGTTAGAATATAGTCCTCACCCCTGCCGATTCTTGCCATCATCCTCGACACAATCTCAGAGATGATATACTGATGCAATTCTTCCGCAATCTGTTCGCTGCCTTCTGTGATTCTGCGCAAATACTTTGGACTAAGCATATATTATTCCTCATCACCGAACAAAGTCGGTTCTTTTGGCTGTGCTTCTTCAACCATCGCCTTAGCTTCTTCCTCAGTCATTCCCTCGAATTTCACGAAATACATCCATGCCGGAACTTTATTCGTAGTAACATACTGCCACCATCTTGCACGGTCGTTTTCACGCACATATAGGATATCTCCGAAATCATAATTGACCTCATAAGCTCCAACAGGCGCAAGCCCGTACAAATCAGCGTAAACGTTCAGTGCGTAAATAACTTCATTCAGGCAGGATTCCAGTTTGTCTCGAACGTCTTTAATGAACTGCACTGTCCTCTGCTGTTCCGCTTCTACTCCCGTGGCTGTCTGAATACCGCTGGATTCGTTAAATACAAAGTACCCGTTGGAGAATCCAATCTTGTACCCCAACTGGCTTAAAATGGCGTTTATGCCGCTTATACGGGTATCTGTGTTGAGAACCGGATTGATTTCCTGATAGAACTCTTTCTCATCTTGTCCGAATACATTCTTTACATAATCTGGTAAACTCATTTCTGAGCATCTGTGTTCCATTGCCTGTGGTGTCATAGCGGAAACAGGCGAGCCGCTTGGCATCAGCAGCCGGTCATCTGCCAGAACAGTCCTCTTAGAATCAAGAATTTCTTTTGCATTACGGCTGTATGCAATGTCCAGGTCTTCTAACTCCTCAATGGCTTCGGCAAATATTGGCAAACCCAATGGTGCGTTAATATCCACGTTATTCGCCTGTGGAGTCCGCAGAACTCCGTACAGAGGTCCGTCCAACTTCTCCCCGTTCGCCTTAAGAATCGGCGGCGTATCTGCCATTAGGTCAGCCCATTTGGTCTGTTTAAGGTCAATCTTGTCTCCGATGCTTTGAGGAGATTTTGATACATAAGCCCTGTTTGAAACATAGTACGGATAAGTTGTCACGCCATCTATTGTAGTCTCAACGAACCTATGATATTCAAGTCGTGTATAATATTTTCGCCCAACTGTATACGAATCTTTAAATATAATCCCTTTGATTCCCTGATTATCGTAATCCACAATCATCACATCTGCCGGAGTAAACACATCGAGGCTCTCGCCGTTCGGCTTAATGAACACGGTTCCATAAGCACAGCCATATTCTACCCAGTGCCGGATTTGGAAATACACTTTATCGATCTGCTCTTGTAACCATGTTGCCCTTGCAGAACCATCTATCTGAATGCCAATCGCCAGGGTTGCAAGCCGGGCTGTTTCTGAGCAGACGGATTTTGCAAAATTGATCGTCTTGATATTATTCTTATCATCTAACCACTCCGGAACTCCCCTGTAAATGTTCGCGCACCGGTTAATCAGTGATTCCATTTCTGGAAATTCTGCCGCCTGAATATTAAAGTCCTCTTCGGCTTGTTTTTTGAAAATCATGTTAAACCACCTTTTTAGTGTTGTTATAAGTCCCATTATGCACTCACGCCCCAGTATTTTATCTCACCCTGTCTACGTGCTTCTGCTGCTTCTTCAAGCGTGTCATGCCTGCCTAGATCAACTTTTTTATTATCTACATAGATTGTTGCTCTATATTTCCCTCTGTCCATGGAAACACCAGTAACACCAGTTGAATTTATTTTTTCCATTCTTTTGTTTCTTGCCTGTTGAGTCCATGTTGCCCATCTGCAATTTTCTGGCGAATAGTCCGAATTTGTGTCTATTCTATCAATACTCAAATTATCAGCATATCCATTTTCTAATGCCCATAGAACAAACGCTTCTGAACTTTTATTCCATTCTTTGCAAACCTTTATTCCTCTTCCGCCATAGTCTTCATAATCTTTGTCATTGGGGTTATTGCATCTCTGACGAATTCCCTGCCAGATTTTATATATTCGTCTATATTTTAGGCTATATCCTCTTTTAAGCATTAGTCCCTCTTCTCCTCCATAATGATTCTGTTGCGTATCTACAAGCATCGACTAAATGGTTGTTCTCGTCAGGATATCCACTTATAACGTTTCCATCTTTGTCTCTTTCATATTCGTACTCTGAAAACTCTTTGTAAGCGTTAGGTGTTCTTTTGGGGTCAATAACAATAGTTCTTGTCTGAAGCCATTTCATAGAATACTCCACACTTCCAGGCCCTTTTATCGCACCCCTTGCTGGAAGTCCAAAGTCTCTATAATCATTGATTGATTTAGGCTCCGCAGAATCGCAAGTAATAGTATAATCATCGTATTTTCTTTTTAGAATCTCGTCTGCTGATTTCCTATTGCTCCATTTATTTTTGTAAATTTCATCAATGAGATATATCTTTTCAGTGTTATGATTGTAATACAAACGAATAAAAGCATACGGATCAGGGAAAAATCCCCAGTCACACCCCTGAAATATTTTGTCCATGTGACTGATCTCTTCATCTGTAATATCTCTAATCTCCAGATATTCAAATACGTTTCCGCCATCGCCATTCGGAACACCCAAGTATTCATGTTCATAGGCTTCTGGATTGATTTCTTTCAGATGTGCTGCATCGTCAATAAACTTCTGTCCTAGCCACTCCGCCGGGGCTTCCAAATAACTCGAATGATGTATAACTCTTTTCGGGTTAGGTGTGAGCTTGATCCTGTTTACCCAGTTTGATTTTGATTTTGGTGGGTTGTATGATGAAAAATCATAAGATTCATCGCCACCACGAAGCACTGACTGATTAACAGAACGCTCCTGAGCGTCTCCCTTCATTTGATCTTTTTCCTCTTTCCAGAGGATTCCAATGTATCCAAACTCTGGCTTAATAGATTTCAGTTTGGTTTCATCGTCCAGACCACGGAAATATATTGTCTGTCCCGTCTTAATATACTTAATCTCAAGTGGTGACACCTTGCATTCAAATTCTTCCATTAGCCCCAGTTCGTTGATAGCCCATTTCATGTTAGCATATACAGAATCTTTCAGAGTACCGGCCACCTGTCTTGTAATGCAGGCGTGCATCTGAGGATTGTTCTTAATAAGTTCAACAATCTTAAAAGCTACGAATGAAGATTTCAGACCGCCTCGACCACCCTCGAATACATATTCGATATTAGGCTTGATTTGCCGGTTAATATCCACGAATGCCTTACCAAGTACTCTGGCAGGAAGCTCATATTTGCTTTCGTCTGATTTTGATACGGCTACCAACTGTTCCCATTTGTCCACTGCCTGCATATTTCCTTTGATGGCTTTATTATATACGGCAGCTACAATACAGGCATTGTTATTTGCATCCTCATCAGATATTCCCATTTTTGTGAGTTTCTTCTTTGCAGCAGTCGGAGCAGGGTTCTCAGCTATCATTTTTGCTAATTCAGAAAGGGTTTTCTTTTGACGGCGAGACTGACCAGAAGCAATGCCGCCTTTTTGGCCGTTTTTCGCTGCTTCCTCACTGCTTCGACCAGGTTTAAAAGGTTTTAAATTTTCCTCGTTTGCCATCCTATTAACATCCAATCATATCCTTTCTGAATTAAAACGCCCTAGCATAGTTATAGTTATATATACTATAATACCATACTAGGGCGTACATAGCTCTCTACCACTTTTATAAATTTTTAAGTTTTTTAAAGTCTGCCAATTAATTTGGCCAGATGATAATATTCCGCCATGACCTTACGTTTGTAGCCATAGAAGTCATTTTCCGTTGCGGGAACTGTCCTGATCTTTTCCATTGTCCGATAGCCGATACCGTTCACGATGCTGTCATAGATTTGCGATTCGATGCCGGGTGCATATTTGATAGATACCTGTAACAGATTATATTTATCGCTCTCACTAAGATTCCGCAAGTGACTTTGTAATGTCGGTATATCATCCGGCGGCACTCCGTAGTCAATCAGTGTTGCCTTTCTCAGTTTCATTTATTTCACCTTCTTCATTCAAGCTCCAGTCACATGGCATGCCTCGAAAACATTCTGGACAGTATTCGTAGAATCCGCAGCCTTTGCAATCCGCTGGCTGTCCAGTACAATATTGCTGTAGTACGTGGTATGCTGATATAGCAAGGTTTGGCGTTATGTCTGGTGTAGGTTTGTTATTCATTTCTTCATCTCCTCCAGTTTCTTTACCGTTTTCCTGTAATCTCTGTTTGCAGACCGAAACATCATCAGAAGTATTTCAGATACAGGCCTCGCTCTGTTGGCTCGTTTGGCTTTCTTGGCACATATAAGTTCGTTTCCTTCTGGGACATATATTCCTACATGATACGGGATTTTCAAAAATACTGTTGCAGCTAATTCCCCTGGCATAACCAAATAATTGTAATCTCCAATGAAATTCAATCCATGGCCAGATTTGAAATCTTCAATAGATGACTTGATTTCATAGCAATAGCAATCACCTTTTTCTATCCCGGAAACACTATTGTTCACTGGAACAAATTTCATATAGTCCACTCTAACTGCATGGTTTGTAGAATAATCAAACGTCACCTCTTTTGCCCAGTAGATACGAGGATCGTTGTTCGGATTGATTTTCTTTTCAATCATGGTTGATAATTCTGCCGTAATCTCAGGCCTTGTCATTCTTCATCTCCTCCAACTTCTTCTCAGCTTCTTCACGGGTGAGGAATACGGTTTTTCCAAATTGATTAGCATAAGTGTCTGCATTTATAGACGAAAGATAAGTTGGATACACATAATATTCTTTCTTACTATCACATTCGTATTCACAGCCACTACAACTGTATTCATCAAATCTTGAACCGCATTCTGAGCAGACTGTCCATCTGGAAGATATGAGATATATTTCTGCATTCTTATCAGCCGGCAATCTCACAAGCAATCCCTGTTCTTCTAAGTCTTCATAAGTGGCAAGCTTTTTAATCATATTCTTTACTGTTTTGCAATTTCCTGCGCCCTGTGAGCAACTATCGCAATATTCACCACACTCAAACTCTCGTTTTTCGTTATATGTGATACTATCATCTTCACATTTTGTTAATCTCTCCATCTACTTCACCTCACAAAAATATATTCTTTTCTTCGCGCTTTTTCATACATTCTTCGCAAATAAAAATTGTTTTCGGATACCTAAAACAGCTATCATTAAGCATCGGATAATCCGGTTCATACGCTGTGGTTTTCCATTTGCCACAAACATTACACTTTTTCACAGTTTCGTTTATATTTATTGCCATGCATCATTCTCCTCCTGTAATCTCATCAATGCACTGATTCCAGCCCTCCGCAAAGCCAGCATCGGATGTATTGGCCGGATAATCTCCATTGTCTTTCTCTGGCAAATCCATAAGCGGACACCAGTCAGGTCTTGATTTACTTTCGCAATCATAATGCTCTTCTGTTATGAGTCTCATGTCACTATCTAAGCATTCAGCTAACTCACAGCATCCCTCATATTCAGAATCGCCGCAGTATTCAGTTCCAAATGGACAATCATAGCAATTCTCCGGCGTATCAACCACTAATACTGATTTACTCATGATTCCTCCTGTAATAATTCTGGATTGTTGAAAATATTCCCAACTACTTCATAATGTTCCAGATCGAATTTATTAAGATACTGTCTGTCTACACTACCAGTTTCGTGCCCTACCCATCCGGCAACGTTCCATTCAACGGTCTCATATGTTACATCTTCCGGATAAGATTCGTCCAAGTGCGCCATCAAAATGTCATTCTCCCAAATCTTCTTCCCGTTCTTGTCGCAAAGTCCCGTGAACTGGCAGAGGGTTTCTATATCAATTCTATCGGTATATACTGTAAACCGATCTGAATCCTTCCGATAAAAAATAATGTCCTTCCCACCTATGTGATATTGATCTCTTAGGTAATATCCCTCAACCCATTCGCCATTATTAACCCTCTTTGCCTTGAAAAGAATTTCTCTCATTCAACTCCATTCTCCTTTACAATTTCTATTGCCCTGTCCAATGCATTTCCTACCTTTTCGTAAGCAACATCCAACTTTTCATCTCCCGTATTTGCAATTGAAACCCAGTACATTGCTTTTAAATCTTTTAACTGCTTCACAACTTTGTCCGAGTCAAAAGCTGTCGGCTGTTCTTGAACAGTTGTAATTGCAAGATGTGTAAATAAATCCATCGGAGAAACATCATTTTCCGCAGCTTTCTGCTTTTCTTTATCCCAATACCATTCGCTCATTTCTTGGATTAATTTATCAGCGTCAATTAATCTGCTCATTCAACTCCACCACCTTTCACAATTTCTATTGCTCTGTTCAGCCCAGCATTATATCCTTGATGTACGTCAGACAAGATACATTCTGATTCAATGAATTTATCTCTTTTCAATTCACTAATGACCTTGTCCACATCAAAAACTGTCGGCTGTTCGTCAATAACTGCACCTATTGCAAAATCCATATCCGAATTTCCAAGAGAGTCAATTATTTTGTCTGCATCAATCAGTCTGCTCATATTCTATTCTCCTAACTGTTTTAAAATCTCTTTTGCAATTTTATTACTTTCCTGCATGGAAATTCCCCATCCATTATATTTTCTGTGGCATTCATCACAGTTCCATTCACCATTATCACTTTCTTTAATTTCGCTATTGAATCTGCAATTATCGCAATACATATGATCGAGAATGCCGTAAATGATGTTTGCAATATCGTCTTGTTTACTATTAGCATCGTCTACGTGTTTTTGTCTGTTTAAATATTCAAATACTCTCAGCTCATTTTTTCCGACCCATTTAATCCATGCACCGCAATCCCCGCAATACAATCCTGTATTATTCCTAACTTTCTTGACAAAAAGGTTTTTACTATTGCACTTTGGGCATCTATATTCTTTCATCTTTCATCCTCCCACACTCCCAACAACCGCATTCTCTCATACAGTACAGCGACGGTCTTGCGCCTGTATCCGTAAAAGTCCTTCGGGTTCATCGGGATATATCTTTCTCTGCTGATTTTCCTGTAACTTTTCCGGTGTAGGATATTCTCAATAACCATATCCGCTATCACCGTGTTCTTCGGGCAAGCTGACAAGGCAGCACCGGAAAGCAGGCATCCGTACTCTGCCGGAAAGTCTTTCAGCATCGTATTCAGTTTTTCAATGTCTTCTGCCGGAATACCGTAATCTTTCAGCTTTTTATTCCTTGTCAGCATACCGTTCTCCTTTCTAATCGTCTGGGTGGTGCTTGTCGTACATAATCGCCACGCATACAAGACCAACTACTCCAAATATGGTTCCAAGGATGAATACTAATATGAATGTAATCATGTTTCTTCCTCCTTTACATAATCTTCGCACTCTTCTGCGTATTCGTAGCTGTCCATCATGTCGCACCGGTTATCGCAACCGTCTTGTTTTTCACAGCAGATACAGCATTCTGTTTCGCCGTCCGGACACTCTAATTTACATCTTCCCATTTAGCCCTCCTTGTATGGTTCTGGCAACGATGTCCATGCAGTTACAGGCAATCTGAATTCTACAGGAGTCTCAATTTGCCCTGGAACTACAAAGGCTCCAATGCCGTCTCTTATTACTTCATATCTACCAATTGCCGGGATAAAGCCTTTAAGCAGTACAGCAACATCCTTGCCCGGCTCTGGCAGTTTCTTTTCGACTGGAATCCAATCGTTTTCATTTTCATCCAGTTCTAAGTCATCTTGAAGCTGTTCTATCATGTCCAGAACGTCTCTGGCGGTAATCATTTCGTGCTGTTCTGCCAGCTTCTTCATCTGATTGTGATAATCGGTTAATCTGTCTTTGATATGGCTCATGCTTCCACCTCGCTATCTTCTGGCATCTGAAAGACCATTTTATTCATAAGTGCTTTTCCAATAGTTTCAGCCAAAAGTTCATTTTCTTTCGATGCTGTTGCTTCTGCGAACATCTTTCCAATATTTGGAACTGTCATTGGAATCAACTCTGTGTCTGCATAGGCTTCCTGAACCATATCCAGTACTTTCATGGCTTTTGCTTTGGTGGAATATTCTCCGAGTAAGCAAGACCATCCATTATCTACTCTTGTGCTTATTGCTCCACCTGAAACTTCGATATTAAGTAAATTTTCAAAAGCAACTAAAACTTCTTTATTCTGACTTCTGATTAACATTTTGTGTCCTCCTTATTCAGCATCGGAAACAGCCATCCTGTCTTTTCGTTCGATGCAATCCAATCAAAATTTAGCTCTGATAATTGGTACTCTTTATTGCATCTTTCACAAGTGAATCCTTTCGCTTTACTGTATTGCCCTATAATTCCACCGCATCCACATCTACAGTGTTTATAATTAATTTCCATCCTCATTTTCCATAACTTTTCAGAATTTCTGCAACCGCATTGATGTGTAGCTTGCGGTTGCGAATTTATCAAATTCGCAAAATCCGACACATTCATGTCCTGCCAACTCCATACCTTTTCTGAATCCGCCTATTCCGGCAAAAAAGTCCAGAAACTTCATTCTTTGTACCTCCTGTTGCTATCTTCTCCTGGTTTTCTTCCACCGCTGGCAAAACAATCTATAATTAAATTACACTCCATATCTCTTGATTAACTCCTTATAATCATCGCAAATCCGAATGTGATGCTTCTTTTCCAGATTATCAACCATTTCAGACAATGATATTTTTCCAGAATTAATATCATTGATGTAGTTATTAATTCTTTTTACGGACTTCATGTAACGTTTCCATCCCCATCCATGCAATTCGTGCATTACATAAAACAAAATCACAAAATTCAACACGTCAGACCAGTTCTTTCCATCCTCGAACCCATCATCAAAGGCTTTCAACTCCATTTCTTTTAACTCTTTCTGGCAGTTCTGGATAGACTGTGCAAACATATGAGCCTGCTGATTCGTATACGGAATGAATGCTTTCTTTTTCTGCTTGATTTTTAACTTTCCCATCCGACAACCCTCCTTATTTTGCCTGCCAGAGCATCAAATTCCATCAGCATCCTCATATCGTTTTTATTCGACTTGCAGATTGTGTCCCGCCCATCGTACACAATCGCATATCTTTCATCGAGCAGGCAGGCTGAATAAACCGCCCTTGACACCTGGCTTCTTGTTTTTCCCGTCAGCTCTGAAATCTGATCAATTGTCATTTCTCCAATATACTTCATTCCGTCATATACGTCATACAGTTTCATTTTATCTCCTTGCTTGTCTTTCTTATTCCGTACCCAACCGGAGTATATGCTCTGTCGGTACTAGGGTGGTTTGTTCTGAGCAGGTCATCATCAATCAACTGATTGATATGTTTCCAGACCGTAGCTCTCCCGGCATCTGCCTTTTCAGAAATCTCTGTAATTGACGGTGCATATCCAACCAATTTGATATAACTGACGATATACATATATATTTCTTTTCTGAGAGCCTGTCCCTGCTCGTATTTATTCTTAGTGTTGTACATTCTTTCTCACTTCCCTCTGTTTGGAATCTAATAACTTATTAAAAGCAACTAGACAATTCTTAATAAACTGTTTATCATTATCATCAGGACACATTTCCGCATACTCTCCAAGTTCTATTAGACGATCAGTAGCCTGCTTGGAATATTCGTCTGTAAGTTCGACTGAATAGAAATCTTTTATAGCTTTCCAAAATTCAGTCATAAACCTTTGAATATACGGAATATCCTTTGCTTCTACTTTTATTTTTATCATCTCCTTTGAATATTGTATACAATGTACTGTATACGCTCTATTTAATTTTATTTTATAAATATAATATATTTATATTATTTTAATATAAGTAACCTTTGTTAACCGTAAAGTAACCGAGTAAAAATCCGCAAACCCTTGATTTTACTGGTAGGTAACCGAGTAACCGAGTAACCCTGACTTTCTCATATAGGGAAACTTTTATACTCAATATGTGCATATAAATACTCAAATATATATATACAGAATCAAAGGTTACCTAGGTTACCCGGTTACCTTTTGAACGAATTGTTTGTTAATCAAACACAATATCGTCCGTAATTTCAAAATCATCACTACAATTCACGAATCCTTTTGGAATTTCATCTACAATTTTTAAGAACACACATTTGGTGACAATTCCGTCCAGTTTTTTTGCTTTGGTCGGATAACCTCTGCTGTCGGTTTCCACAAGTCCCTTTTTAACAGCCCATGATAAAAATGCTTTTCTGGAGAATCTTCCGATTTTGCATAAATCATCAAACGCTGCGCTATAGATTATTGCAGTTGACGTTTTTTCTACCGGATCATTGTCGATAATTCCCCACCTTTCTGTTTTTATATCTGGGTTATCATCGAATTTAATTCCGTTCATAGCAATCTTATCAAGTACAAACCAGTAGGCACGTTCGTTTTCAGATACCATTTCTTTCTCTGCCAGAAGATTCTTAGCCGTCTCAATGTCAATGTACTGGCTATCATGGAACAGCTGATCTGTTGCGATTTTATCTGCTGCCAAGATAATGCTCATTGATATACTCTGCTTCTGCATTTTATCATCATCCTGTATAAGGCTCTGAAAATGCTTCTGCATGGCTTTTATATCATCAACGGGCATTTCCTTAACTGCATTCACAAAATCAATTCCTGCGTACCCGTAGTTCTTTTTAAGGGTATCTGCGGTAAGCTGTGGATCATCAAATATCTTTTCGGAACACTCAACCTCAATAATTCGGTTAATTGCTCCGCCTTGGCTGACATATCCTGCAAGCGGACGCTCACCATTGGTCAGAATGCAGTTCTGCCAGCGATTCTCCCGGTTAACACCAAGCTCCTTGTTGGAACGGCTCTTTCCTTTTCCAGAACACAGGTCGTACACAATTCCCTCGAAATTATCTCGGATTTTAGCCGACACTTTGGAAGTATCGTCCAGGATCAGCGGTAAGTTGTTGAGCATATCGGATTTTGCTTCCAGGGCCACATCGGTTGTTTTAAAATCTCCTATGTATCTGGATTCGCCAGGGTTCGCCCAGACGGATGCTCCTAGCATAAGTGTTACAGTCTTACCACCCTCGGTTTCGCCCCATAAGTCCACAAAGAACGGGAGAGCGCCGACCAGTTTAATTAGAATGCTTGCAAAACTTGCAGCCAACATGATTTTTGGTTCGATTCTTCCGGTAGCGCGAACCCTTTTTACATGCTCATACCATTCTGCTCTGCTGCCACCTACACTGATACTTTCGTATAACTGCCGAAATCTCATATCACCATCAAATACGATATCTTTGTCGTAAGGCAGGAAATAATCTCGAATCCACCCGATTTTACTAGAGGAATATTGGATGTTGATATAATCATCATTGGCATTTTCTACGTCTGACAGATACCGGACCAGATACTTCGCATTTTCCGAAGTGACTGAAATTCCCAACGCTGACAGCCCTACGATTTTAGTCGCGGATGTAATCATTGTCTTTGGAACGATAATTTCAGACCATTTACCGTTTCGCTTATATGCAAGCTTAATCTGCTCTTCTCCAGTCTCCATGTTTTTCATTCGTTCGATTGGAAGAATCGGATGATAACAGGCTATAATATCCGGTGATCCTGGATTTGTATTTGAAATCCTGATTCCCTCATCATCTGCCATCCAGTTGAGACATTTCATTCTGTCATATTCACAATCGGAGAAATTAGTCCACTGGTCCAGCATCGAAACAGCCTTGCTACTTTTTTCTTTTTCAATCATCTGCTTCTGTACTTTCGTATAAGCCTTCAGCAAATCTTCAAATTTTTTCTTTACACCAAGCTCCTTGGCTCTGTCCAGAAGAGTCAGTGTAAGACGTGCCTTGTATATCTCGTCTTCCTGACTAAATATCTCGTCAAACACTTCTTCATCCAGAATAGAATCCTTCGTGAGCTTGTTTATCATTTCCACTTCTAATCACCTTCTTCCAATCCTGTTATGAATCCATGCTTATATAATGCAAGCTGTAATTTGTTCCATGCTTCACACCAGCCATCTGATAATGGCCTTGCTCTGCCAAGAATAGACCTGTAAAAATCAATATTGGACAAACATTCCTGCAATTCTTCATTCTTCTTCCGTTCTGCTTTCTCTCTCATTTCTTTTTGCTTCTGAGCGTGATATATTGCCATTCTGGACGAAAAATCAGGTTTATGGTATGTTCCGCCAAGAATCTGAAAGGCTGTCTTAAAATCGCAATTATCCATATTCTGAACGAAAGTAAAAATATCTCCTGTCGCGCCACATCCGAAGCAATAGTAGCTGTCTTTGTAAATTTTCATTGAAGCAGTACGGTCACCGGAATGGAATGGGCAGCTGATAAAGCCAGCTCTGTTCGGAATCATTCCGTATCTGGCAAGAACATCTCTCATACTGTTCTGCTGTTTAATTGTTTCTTTGTCCATCCGACAGAATCTCCATTATTCGTTTTCCAGTATTTTTCTTGTCACAAAATAGGAACTCAACGCCATATTTTCTCTGCATTGTGCATAGAATTTTGTACAGCGTATCGCCGTGTATAACTTTCTGTTCTTGCTCAATCCAGATACCATTTTTCTTAACCCGCTTCTTCGCCCTGGGATTCTCCCACCAGAGAACATCGTCCAGCTTTTCGATTCCTTTCCCGTGTTCGCATAAGAAGACAAGTTTTATTCCTGCTTCATTTGCCCGGATAATTTCAGATCGGAATCTTTCATGCTGTTGGCATACATTCCCACATAATTCAGAAAGATTTTGCTTTCGGTCAACAACCAGTCGAGGGTTGTCATAATTCATGTAATCCCCGACGTAGAGCTTTGACACGAACCATTTTTCTCCTGCTGCATCAAATGCTTTCTTAATGCCATCAATAACTTTCTGATGTTCTCTGCTATCAATTTGTATCAATTAAATGGCATCTCCTCATCAATTCCATCAGGAATGCTCATAAAGCCGTCCGGGTCGGCTTCTGGATTCGGTGTAGGTGAGGCTGTCTGTGCCTGTGAAGAACCTTTACTTTCGCCGAATTCGATTTCCTCGACAACAATATCTGTTGTATATACCTTCACGCCGTCTTTATTCGTATAGGATCCTGTCTGGATTCTTCCAGATAAATCTGCTTTCATACCTTTTCTGAAATATTTTTCGATAAATTCAGCAGACCTTCCAAATGCAACACAATTAAGAAAGTCCGCTTTCTGATCAGAACCCTCTTTTACAAATCTTCTATTGACTGCAACGGAAAATCTTGCGATTGATGTTCCATCATTTGTATATCTGACTTCTGGATCTCTTGTAAATCGTCCTGTAAGAATAACTTTGTTCATTTTTTTATTCCTTTCCACTATGCTGTTTATCGTACTCAATCAACATTTTGAGACATTTTTGCCCTTTTTCTTTCGTGAGTCCTTTCACATCGTCTACCTTGAAACGAGTTTTAATCTGTTCAAACAAGTTAGAACTCGAATATTTGTCAATGATGTTCTGGATGCTCATTACATTTTCTGAAGTAATCATCTCAACAGGTTCTTTTAATTCTGACTTTTTAGCTGCTGTTTTTCCGCTGTTACCTGTATTAGTAGAATCACTGTCTTTGTTATCATCAATGCAGAACAAACCATTCAGTGCATACTTTCTTGCATAAGATGACGCTGCGCCTGTAACCTGGGAAGAATCCATGCCTTTTTTTGACTCTTCTTCTCTTGCATAAGCAACTGTTACGATTTCAGAAGAAGAATCCTCTGCATCTTTTAAATGTGTTTCTGCTCTTACATAGACTCTGTCTCCGACCACTTCCATTTGATCAGTGATACATAATACTGTCTTTGTTTCTGCCAGAAGCGGCTTTACTGCTTCAAGAATGTCCTCACAACTTCTGTATTTATATTTCCCAAATGAGTTATACTGCCCTTTTGGGGCTTTCAGCTTTGACTGGATAACTCCTAATTTTTCATAGATATTCAATTTCAATCCCCCTTGTCATAGACCACGCACTTACTGGCTTCTACAATCAGCAAACTCGCAATGTCTTTCATAGATATAGTTGATTCGTTATAGATTTCAACCAGTGTGTTGTATGCTTCTGGAGTAATCTTCACAACCGGATTTTCCTTTTCACTGATTGCTTTCTTCTTTTTAGCCGGAATACGGATTTCAAACTTTTCCATTGTTACCCTCCTTAGTTGTTTTCTGAGCCGCTAAAAGCCCATTTAAAGCCTGTATATAGTTCGCCAGTGTCCTTGCCTTGTACTGTTCTTCAATTGGGTTATCCGGCACTGTAGCAAGTTGTATATCGATCAATCTCAACACTTCCTGAATGCGTTCATCCATACTTACACCGCCTTAAAGAAACAGTAAAGGTTATCTGATGCATCTCCGAACTTCTCTCCGTCGATATCTTCGGCTTTGTGGTATTCCACATGGTCAAGAGACATATCGCAGTTCTCATAATCCAAAATGTGATCCCCTCTGGACTGAAGCTCTCTGAGCAGTTCGTTGATGCACCCTGCTATTTCCAGACTGGGAAGAAGTTTCATAATTGCTATCTGTTTACTCATTTGGACACTTCCCATCTATCAGAAGCTCCAGCAAGAATGCTTTGACTTTATTAAGTTTTTCACGATTTTCTTTCTCGAAAAATGAATCAAGATATACATTCTGATATAAATCCCATTTAAATTTGCCTTCGGGAAGACAAACATCGTCTTTTCTTTTAACCCCCCTTACGTTCAGACCATAATTTGAATATTCAAATGTAATACCAGCTGTCGGAACTTCATTCGCAACTCTTTTACAAAGTTCATAAATTTCATCAATCTCTTTCTCGAACATCTTCTTATCCTCCTTATTTCCTACCGCCAGTCTGCTTTCATCTGGCGCACTGCCCATGCTGCCGAGATGCCAAAAAAGATGTTCAGCCAAATAGGTATGTCCACATATTTCCCGGCAAGCATACAAACAGCAATTAGCATATACTCTTTCATTTCATTTCTCCCATAATCCATGCAAGGTTGCTGGCTACCAGTGCGGCAGTTGTGACCAACCATGCAATAAACCATTTTCTTACTTTTTTTCTACTTTCTTCGACAATTTCTGTCGCAAGAATGAACTCAAGTTCGTCCCATGTCGGAACATTTTCACATTTATTTGTGCTATTTCTGCTCATATCGTGCTAATTTCTCCTTTTTTGGTATTTACAATTAGCAGATACGAAGTTATAATTAACCTGTACCTACTAAAGCGCGATTTTAGTGGGTGCAACGCTCCGGGGCGGAGGTATCAGCTCCCTCCGGGGCACTATCACTTCAATGCTTCTTTCCCTCTCCAGACATATCCTGTTTCTTCCCAGAGCTTTCTTGGAGAGATAACAAATTCTATTCTGCCAGAACCTTTTCTGTCGTGAATCACTTTGTTCCCACGATACGCCGTGCCGATAGGAAACCATCCATAGATGATTCCTGCTCTGACAGATGGTGTAGGAATGCCTGTCATTTTGCTCACATCTGATACTGTCAGGCGTTCGTTTGAAAACTCTGGCATCTGTGGAATGCCTGATATGATTCTTGCAACCTCTGCAGCGAACTGATGAACTTCTGCATTTTCTTTGACGTAAAGGTTTACTTCTTCTGGGGTCATAATTATTCACCACTTTCTTTTTCTTTTACAAAATGCTTTTCCATCAGGTCGGCAATCATAAGGTACTCTTCCGCAATTTTGCCCTCTCTGGTATTTTTTACCTGTTCGCGGAACTCTGGAATTGTTCCTAAGAAGCAACCGCAAGATACTCTGATCTGCTTATCTTCGCACTGAAAGAATGTAGTTGTACGGAACTGAGTGCCGAAACCATGAATGGTTGTATAGTCTGCATTGCCGGAGACCTCTGCATTGCCGGAGACCCTTGCATTGCCGTAGACCTCTGCATTGCCGTAGACCCATGCATTGCCGGAGACCTCTGCATCGCCGGAGACCCTTGCATTGCCGGAGACCCATGCATTGCCGTAGACCCTTGCATTGCCGTAGACCTCTGCATCGCCGTAGACCCATGCATCGCCGGAGGACTGTTCAAGGTTTTCCTCTTTCTCAATCCACCCACCAGTTTCTCCCTCTTCTACATCTCCAAATGATATAAGCGCCTTGATACGGAAAAGCTTCTTTCCAAAGATGTTGATTTTTGACTCTGCTGTCAGTTCGAATTTTTTCATTGATTGGTTTTCCTCCTTGCATTTTCTTTGATGTAAGTATCAACTTCACTCATTTCATGCTCCTTTCTTGTTTTCTTCTTTTTTCTGGTCAGAATTACTGCAATCAATAACTCCGTCCATATATCCCAGAATACAATGTTTTTATCTTCTGGAAGCTTACGGTGCTCTGCGAGACTCAACTAAAGGAACTTCTGCTTTATATGCTCCCTGTTCTCTTAATTTTCCTTTGTTGGAATAGCTTGCAAAGTGTACGGTCGTGTCCACTTCCATATCAATACGGAAATCATCCGGTGTGCAGGAAATCATAAAACCTGTACATTCATGTCCGAAATCCTCTCCGTTGATGCGGAAGATTTTTTTCTCTGTGTCAACTTCGATGGTTTTAAGCTCATGTGGAATGAAAATTTTACTCATAATTTGCTCCTTTCTATTGTTTTTTTTCTTTTCTCCTACCTATAATGTACTTACAGGCACCTCCATGCCGAGTACGGAGAAAGGAGAATTATATGGTTGAAACAATCACTCGACTGTATCACTGCCACAAGATTCACAAGCATGTGAACGTTTGTGAAGAGTATGAGGTTTCTGGTAACAGTCGCCGCCTACTGCGGTGCTCATGTCCATATCATCAATACACGGAAATGAAGCCGCGCTGTGATGGGTATAATGACCATGGTTTTCAATGTGGTTATGCAAAAAATCAATAACCAGGCTCACTAACTCATCCGGTCGCTCACTTGGCGATAAGTAACAGTAAAGCCGTAGGTCACATTTGCAACAGTCTCCACCAGATTCTTCGCAGTGCCGACTGACGGCTTTGTTAAATTGTAATGCGTCCATTGTTTTCACCTCCCTACCTTGACTTTTTATATTTGTTCTCCTATCCTGTAAGTACAGGCACTGGCATGCTGAGTATTGAGGAAAGGAGGACGCTACTATGTTTGACAATTTTGGATTAAGCCACTGTGAACTTGCTAAGATTCGTACTGTGAATCCTGAATTGGCTGCACATAATATTGCTTCAGCTTATATCAAAGCGACTGCACAGGTTACCAAATTGCACAGTGAAGATGAAGTTGATTCTTCTGATGTACTGTCACTGTCCAACCAGTATGTACAAGCCTATAACTATGCTTATAATTTTGTCGTTCATGAAAATAAGATTATAAACGAGGCTGAATAGTATTTATTAAGGTGTCTGGACTCCGCTTATACATTTCTTCCATAACAGAGTCCAGATGCTTACGGGCAACTTGGCTTTCTGCGATTGTCAATTCTCCCATTGCCATTACGCAATTTTCTACTGCCTTGAGAATCTTTTCTTTATCATATCCAAGCATCTCTAAAGCATAGTCTGTAAGTCCTGCAACTGTTTTTTCTTTCATGTATTCTCACCTCCTTACGTTTCAATCAATCAGCTCCCTTCCGTTCTGGCAACCTTGGTTCAAGAAACTTATCGGTTCCAACAGATAATGCTCCACAAATTAATTCGTATTCATCGAAATCTAATTTGCGATTTCCATTGAGAGAAAGATTGAGCTTCTGAACAGGAATACCAGTTTTGTTGGCAACGAATGTCTGTGTTATGCCGTTATTCTCAAGGTATGACTTGATTTTTTTACCAACACACATTTTCAATTCTCCTTTCTATTTAAGTTTCGTTCCTATCGAACAATTATAGTATAACTTCGAAATGTTCGAATGTCAAGAATAAATTTCGAGAAAATCGAAATTATTTTATTGACAGTTCGAAATTTCTATATTATTATTAATCATGAAAGGAGGAAATCGATAATGACATTTGGCGAGAAAATCAAGCAAGCCAGAACAGCAAAGAAATTAACTCAGAAACAACTCGCAGAAAAAATCAATGTAAAACACAATTCAATTAGTGACTGGGAAAAAGATAAGTGCAAACCAGATATGGACACTATCGAACTTCTATGCGGCGCTCTGGAAGTAACACCGACATATCTCGTGGGTTCTAAAAGCGATGACGATTATGCAACCATAATTGGAAACCTTATGTCAGAACCTGACGTCTTAGACTTTATCGAGGAATATAAAGCACTCGATAAAGAAGATAAGAAAGCAATAAAACAAATAGTTTCATCATTAAACAAAAAAGAGCAAGGGTTAATCCCCTTGCTTCTTTGATTTTAGATATTTGATAAGAATCGTATAGACAAATTTTAACTTGCCCTCATTATCACATTTTTCAACCATCTCAATAATTTCCTTCTTATAATCCATAAATAACCCTCCCTGTCGCAACTACCGCCTACATTACAGTATATGTCCGGTTTGTGGGAAATAGAACCGAACATTCGTTCGTTTTTTGCTATTATACCACCTATTCCGACTCTTGGCAACTGCCAATGATATATGCGAACTTTCGTTATTTCATACACGAACTTTGCAATCTCAAAGAAAATTATGCTTTCACGGAAGAAAAATGCGAGATCACAAACTTTTCTGTGGACTTCCCCCAGATTATGGTTCGACGCAGGCTTCTCCTGATATGCGGCACTGGTGATCTGCACATCATTGTGATTGTTCGGGACAATCTTTAGCGGAATATGTATCGTGTAAAATATCTTAAATATAATTAGAAAGAATGCAAATATCTTAAAACAATTATTTTTCATAACAAATCACTCTTATTCTTTACAAATCATGTTATCTGCGATAAAATAATAATACCACATAAAAGCGTACTTTTGCATGACACTTCAAAATCAGCAAGAAAAATGTAAAAATCATCAAAAATGGCATGATTTAAAGAGTATGTGCAAAGCGTAACAGGAGGAAAAAATGTATGAGTAATGAAAAGACAAAAATCTGCAAGCACTGTAAAATGGAGATTCCGGCAGGAGCAAAGATATGTCCTCATTGTAGAAAGAAACAGGGCGGAAAGCTGAAATGGGTAGTTCTGGCAGTCGTTGTTATCGGAGCTGTGGGTGCAGCTTCTGGCGGAAGTTCTGACACAAAAACTACAACCACTTCTACTGCAAAAACAGAATCTAAAGAAGTAGCAACACCTACACCAGTAAGCTATACCTCTGTATCTGTAAACGATATGATGTCTGCTTTGAATGATAACCCGCTTGGAGCATCAAAGCAATACAAAGACCAGTATTTAGAAATCACTGGAAAACTTGGAAATATTGACGCTTCTGGAGACTACATTGACCTCATGGCAGATGGTGATTTTGAAATCATTGGCGTACAATGTTACATTAAAAATGATGAGCAGGAGTCAAAAGTTACATCTATGAAAATGGGTGACATGGTGACTTTGAAAGGAAAATGTACAGACGTAGGCGAAGTTCTTGGATATTCATTTGACATTGAAGAAATAGAATAAATAAAACCACCCCGGCATTGGCGTACCGAGGTGGCGTTTATACATCTCCGAAGAAATGTAATATTCTGGCAAAACATATTGTATCATCTTCGGAGCAGTCGGGCAAGTCAGAAAGTTTGTTCGGCTGTTATTTTTATACCTAAATACAGCTACAGAAAGAGGGAATAAAAATGGCGAAGAAAAGAAAGAAATACCCGAAGCTCCCTAACAGTTTCGGAACAATACGGTATTTGGGCAGCAACCGCAGGAATCCATTTGCGGTCCATCCGCCGGCAGTACTGGATGAAAAGACTGGAAAGCCCGTCCGACCGCCTGCAATCTGCTACGTAGACGACTGGATTAAAGGATTTACTGTACTGACCGCATACAAAGCCGGCACGTATCAACCCGGGATGGAACGGGATCTTGAGGTATCCCCTACAACCGACATAGATGCTCTTATAAGCCGCTTGATTGCTGACTACAATACAATCAAGGGTGTCGAGGATAAACACCCGGAAATCAAGAAATTGACGTTCTCAGAGGTATATGAGAAGTTTTACGTATGGAAGTTTCCGGAGGGTTCAAAACTTTCTTATAGTTCAAAGATAGCTTACCAGACCGCTTACTCAAATTGCACAGCTTTGTATAACCGTATCTTTGAGGATTTAAAAGCGCCTGATCTGCAAAAGGTAATTGATGACTGCCCGTTAAAGCGTCAGAGTCTTATGGCAATTCTTACACTGTTCAAGCAGATGTATAAATATGCCGTTTACTCAGAAATTGTAACGGAAAACAAGGCGTTATATGTCCATGTCAATGCTGATAATGACACCGAACATGGAACGCCCTTTTCTGATCAGGAAATGCAAGTGCTGTGGAATAATGCCAACGATCCAGAAGTGCAGCTCATTCTTATTATGTGTTACTCCGGCTGGAGAATCGGTGAAGTGTTAAAACTTACAACCAACTTAGAAGAAGGATACTTTCAAGGCGGCATCAAAACAAAAGCCGGTAAAAACAGAATTGTCCCGATACATCCCGCTATATACCATTTTGTCGAACAGAAAGTGCTGACACAAGATGGAAAACTATGCGTATATACTCAGCAGCATCACAGAAAAGCGCTGTTCTATCCTACACTGGAACGCTTAGGAATCGTCGGTAATCCGAAACACACGCCGCATGACTGCCGACACACCTTTTCTGCGCTGTGCGAAAAATACGGCGTCCGGGAGAACGATCGTAAGAGAATGCTCGGCCATTCATTCGGCGGTGATGTTACAAATGCCGTTTACGGTCACCGGACATTGGAAGAACTCCGTACAGAGATTGAGAAAATAAAAGTCCCATTTGTGACTAACTGTGACTAACGGAATCTTATTTTATCAATTTTATTCATCACAATTCAGAACATAAAAACGCGTGAAACCCTTGTAAAATCAACATTTTCAGCGATTTTACAAGGAATTCACTCATTTTATTTTCATTATTCTAATTTTATTGATTGTGACTAACAAATAGAATTTAGAAAATTGTGCAAATGCCTGTAAATACAGTGTTTTTAGCACTATTATATTAGGAAACAATATTTTTATTTGTGACTAACGTGTGACTAACGATAACAGTCTAAAACTTCCGAAATGATACTAAATATGTTTAAAGATAAAACTCCCGGGGTTAATTCCCCGGGAAAATCATTTAGAAATTTCTGTAATTCTGGTGAATGTTCCTTTTGGAACAAATTCAAAAACAAACCCTTCTGTCGGATGCGGGATGCGGATGAAGTACCATTTCAGCCCTGAGCTGTCGGTTTCCGTGTACTTCATTACCTCTACAACTGCACCTTTTTTTAACTTCGGAAACAGCTTTGACGGGCTGTTTTTGTTTGATTTTGTATAACATTTTGTGCCTTTTTTAATTTGCGCAATGTAGGCTCTGGTGCTCTGCTTTTTGGCCGTATCTGAATCTGAAACTGGTGTTGCATTCTTCACTAAGTTGTAGTTTGGAGTGCAGAATTTTGTTCCAGGAAGATTACTGTTGTAGTAACTTTTCTGGCATACACCACCGCCATTTGCGATAATTGTAGAGCTACCAGAAGTGTTTCCTTCGACTGTCCAGAACCGATCTCCTGATACCTTTATTGCGATTCCGGTGTGTGTAAATGTGCCATTTCGATAAAAAATAACAATATCTCCAACTTTTGGATTGCTGTTCAAAGTAAACAAATCTGCCATTGTCGGACAGTAAACGTATGGCCAGTGTTTTAAAAGTTTCTTTGCCTTCTCTTGTCCGAATGCTTTCATGAAACACCAACTCACGAACGCAGCGCACCATGGCTGTCCTTGATAATCCGGTTTAATATCTCGCCAATATTTCGTGTAATTATTTTCTCCGGCATTTGCTGTCTTGCTATCAAGCTGACTATTGCTTGCCTTTTCGAGATAGCCAACCTCGTTCTTTGCGATCTGGATTAATTTATCAATTGCTTTCATGTCTGTCTCCTCACTTTCTGGAAAATATGTTTTCAGCGCATTATAAACAAATCTCTGCCTGTCTTTATATGCTCCCACCTGATTCCCTATGTCCGTCTGGCAGGCTGCGTAGAGGTTGTCGAGCGTATATGGTTTCTGAGTCTTTGCCAGAATCCGTGTTACTGCCCCTTGTCCGCCTTGGTGCCTAAAGTTTACGCACATGGCTTGCGCTCTAGTATCCGTAACGCCCTGTTTAAGGGCTTCGTCTGCGTAGGTGGCTAATTGTTCATCCATAAGGCTATCTTGACATTTAACGCCGATTTTGGACGATATAAGCTGAACGATTAAATTGGAGAACTGGCTGTTTCTGGAAATGTTAAAACAAGACCAGTCTGCCTCCTGCACCTGTTCCCATAACCCGATATTATCCAGTCGGTTCCATGCTTCCGTATCTGCATCATGAATCCGTTTCAAAAGTGTTTGTGCTTCGGTTGCGTACCACTGTCCTGCCCCGATTGTAATTGCGTGTTCTTCAGAAGAATTGGTGTAAGCCTCTGTGAAGTCCGAATAATCCTGCTGTCCATAAACCTGTCCGCCGGTTTCGACTGCATAAATAATCTTTCTCAGGACGTTCTTTTGTTCAGTTGTCATGTTGCCCGCTCCTTTCGCAAAGATTCTTTCCTAATTCTGATTATAGCATTTAGCGTTAAGACATCTCTGTACCAATTTAAAAATCCGACAGGTGATTACCTGCCGGATAATGCTAAATAACATATTTGTGATGATTGTATCTGACCGACTCTTGATTAACCTTTGTACTGTTCCTTATAAATAGGTAGAGGTTTTACGAAAGTTTTCCATTTTTTAATGAATTAAATGGGAATAGTGGCAAATTTATTCCATTATAAAGTGATATTTTTTGTAATAACTGCTTCACCTGCTTTGACATTGATTACGAAAGCCAAACCATTACCATCAAAAGTAAATATAATTCCAGATAATCTCCTATTTGTATTATCGTACTGGACAGCTTGCAAAATGGAAGAGTGTCCAAGAATGTGATTTGTCCAACTTCCACTAATATTGTAAATTCCATCTTTGAGTTTGCCAAAAGTGGAAGCAATTTTCAAAAGAAGGTCATCAACTTTATCAGAATCTCCGCATGATATTTCCATAGTTTCGAGTGAGTTACTATTTCATAATTTGATTACGTAAATTCTAGCCCATACAGTAGACGTACATTTTAATACATTTTTTTCCAAACTTAGTGTTGCTTGAGGAATTTCTGTTTTAATGTTCAGTATACCTCCTTTAGTGCTGCTTGATGATCTACTAACAACCACGGAGAAACCAATGTTCCTAACATTATCCGTATCAATTCCAGTACAACAAATTAGATATATACTTGCATCGTCTAATGTAAGTGAAAATCCTTTTTCCGGATCGATAATTTTGTATTTTACATATGAGACCTTATTACTATTTAATTCATTAAGCGCCCCCAGAATTGTCTTGTTTTGTGTCTGCAAATTTTTAAATACTTTGTTTGCAATCTTTTCTATAATCCAATCTGACAACGCTGACAGACCAAGACGTTTGTTTGCCTTGCCTGCTGTATCAAGTACCATTACTTCATCATTATCTGCGGGTTCTGTTTTTATCGTGTAATCTGTCCACTTTGGCATGACTGTTTCCTCCTTATGCTAAATATTTGTACCGGATATATTTCTTGACTGCATCAAGATGAGCCTGCACATCGTCATTCATCACAAGGAAATTGCCTTTATTATTCTGGCTGACAACTTCTCCTGTTTCCTCGTTTACCTCAGAATAGGTGTAAGCGATACGGCTTCCCTCTCCTGTACTAAGATTCATAAAACTTGTAAGAATTTTTTTCATGATATTTTCCCCATTTCGTCAATAATGTTTTCCCTGTCATTAAAAAGTTCCTTTTCATAATCTGGTTCTGATACTTCAAGGCTTTCGCTGTAGTCTGGTTCTGGCATGTCTGTGTCTATTGCCCTGTCATAAGCCGTCTCACTCGCATCGGCAAACCGCATATGCTCATAGTCAGCTTGTCGTGCTTTAATTTCGAATGCAAATTTAAGTCCCGGAGTACCTTTAACAATAAAATACGTCTGTTCCTTTTTATCTACCCAACAATCTCCATCTCCTTCCTTTTGTAAGAATACATAATATTCAATCCCTACATTGGTAGATTCTTGAAAAATGTCGTCTATGTCTATCAGACATGTGCCATCTTCTGATATGGATGCTTCTCCGATGTCTCCAAACATGGGGGATGCCATTTCGTAACAATAAAATGCCTGTGTGCCATAGTCCTTTGTCGAAAGAATCCTTTTCTTTGTTCCGCGCACACTCAAATCTGCAAGGTCTGTCCCCGTACCGATGCTATAGAAATGACCACTGGCTTCTACGTGTGTGCCTGCTTTAACTTTTCCTGATGCTGAAACACTGCTCGCTGAAATGCTGCTCGCCGAAACGCTAGTATTAAACGAGGCTGAGCTTGCGTGTACAGTTCCTGTATAAAGATTAATTCCTCTGATTCGTGTTCCGTACAGTGTCCCGTACCCCGGTACATATACTCCTGTATTCGTCTCTGAATAAATCTCTCCAGATGAAGCGTCTAGTATTACTTCTCCATACGTGCCACTTGCTGAAAGCTTTTTATATCCAACTTCCCATCCAGCCAAGGAACCTGTATCAATATAATCGGCATTAATATATAACTTTTGATTATATAAATAAATTCCTTGAGTCTGACCGTTATTGGTCAATTTATTAAAAATCTCCAACTGGGTCATATCTGACGCATCTTTGCCATCATCGCCTTTTTCTCCATATACACCGATAACATGTGGAGTAGTGTTCACACTCGTTCCGTCCGTGTATGTGGTTGTCTGATAATTCCACAAATATCTTTTAGATGATGTTGGTGCCTGCACGGATTCCGTCCAACCTGATGTGGATGTTGTCACACCTGATGAACTTGAAGAAGCAAGGTAATGTTGTGTAATTACAGATACACCGTTTCCAGTATCACCTTTTATCTTCGTCCAGCTGTAATCACTTGGATTTGTAGAATCATTCTCTTTAAAATCGGTATACTGCCCGATGTAAGTCTTGCCTGTGCTATCAGACACTGAGAAACCTGTTTTTCCGTCAGAACTGGTCGCATAAGCAATATGGAGATAAGATGTTTGCCCGTTATCTCCATTTGTTCCAGGGATTCCTTGTGCCCCGTCCTTGCCTTCAAATCGACTCCATGTGTATTTGCCAGGGTCGTCGCTATCCGCTTCTGTATAGTCCACATAAGTGCCAATATAGGTACTTGGCGTTTCACTCATCTGACTGGAAGAAGTCGGGTTTGCAACAGAACTATATTTGATATGAAAATAAGATGTCTTTCCGTCCTGACCGTCTTTTCCGCTTATTCCGTCTTTTCCATTTATTCCCTGAATACCCTGTAATCCCTGAATACCCTGTTTCTGTTTTGCAATTGCAAACTGTTTCTCAACAGAGAGATTATTATAAGAAACTGACACCGTAATAATTCCTGTATCAGATGAAAGTGCCGTTACTGTATATGTTGCTCCTGATTTTGAACCCGTAACCCCGCTTCCGGCAGTAAACGTTATAGTTGCGCTGTTTGTAACATTCTCATCGCCATACAACGCCGTCACCGTCGTTTTGCACTCAGGGAATGCTGTGTAATTGCCTTCCGCATCCGTTGGAATACCCTGATACTCATTCGATAATGTTACATTTAGAGTCTTATATTTCTTCGCTTCTTCCGTAGCCGCATCCGTGGCAATATCGGATACGCTCTTGCCCTGCAAAGAAAATTCGGTGGCAAGAATATGAACTTTCCCGTTATCATCAATGTATAAGGTTGTTTGGTTGTCCTTATCAATAACCTTAATCCCTTTCGCATTGATAAATTTGCCTGCCAAAACGCCTGCAAGGATGTAATTTGCGTTAATATACAGCTTCTTGCCCTGTATATAAATTCCTTGCTCTTCACCGCCATTAGTAAGCTTATTAAATACTTCATCCTGTCCAAGGCTTGTATCATACTCTTTTACCGCATTGTCAATGTCGGTTTTGTCCACATATTTGAAATCAATCCAGTCAGTGTCAGTAAATGCACCATCTGCCCGGCTTCTAACCGCTGTCTTGATAGAAGCTTCACCATCTGCCTTTGATGTGACCCAGAAATCTCCCATGTTGTATGGCGGTTTGGGTTGTTCGAAATAAACTGCTGCTTTCCCATCAATCTTATCAAACAGATAATCTGGGGCTTTCTGTTCGACCCATTCATTTCCATCCCACCGCCAGCGCGTGTTAGCGTTATTGGCGGTATTCTGCCAAAGGTCTCCTTTGTGGATATATTTACCTTTTTCCCAGACAATTAAAATCTCATTTCCGTCTACATCCAGAATGGAATTGCCATCAACATCTGTCCACGGAATCTCTTCTGTTTCTGTCCATTCAAGCGCCGGGTCTGTATCCTGGCTCCAGGTCTGAATCTTGCCATCAAGTTGCTCTTGGAGGCTTTCAATCGTATCAGCAAAAACGCCCTTGATAAAGGTTGTAACTGCTGAATCATCTGTATACTTAGATGCTCTCACCCAGTCATCGGCGTCATAGCTTGCGCCCTCTGCCTTTGCCTTTTGACACTTAAGAATGTCCCCTGTCTTTCCCTGAACCCATAAATCGTCAATATCGTAAGGTGGAACCGGCTCTGCTCCGAAAATTCTCTTCTTTGCATTTGCCGTGTTTTGTGCCTGCGCCGCATCAGCCAGAGCTTTGACCACCGCAGTGTCTTTTACATAATCCCACTTGTATTCGCCATTAATCTTTGCATATCTGTAAGCCTGTCCACCATATTCTTCGTTGTTTACAATATAAAACAGGTCGCCTAAGTGCTTTTCTTTAGTTGCGTCATCTGTCCAAGTGGACGCCGGTTCATTATTGCCATCAGGAACATAGTCTCCAAAGAATGCTTCTATCTGTCCGTCAATCTGCTCCTGAAGAACTTTAATCTGCGGAGAATATACCTCTGTAATAAACTTCTCAACCTCGGCATTTGCCACGTTCTCAGGCGTTTTTCCTTTGATCGTGAGTTCTGTAGCATTAAGATTGACAGCCCCTGTCTCTGCGTCAATGCGGAATGTAATATTGCCGTCATTGTCTTTTGCCGTGAATCCCCTAGTGTTAATCCAGTCAGACTGAATGCCGATAGCATACAGAATGTTCAGCACTGCATCACCGTTGCTGTCAAATCCGGCTTTCCAAGTCCGGCCTCCGTCTACTGACAAGAAGAATCCATCAACACCCGTCTTGTAGATTACTTTAGAATCAGCAAGCGTAGGCTTGTCGTGACGATATGATACCGTCGAGCCGTCTGCCTGAATTTCTTCCGTATAGTAGAATCCAAGGGTGTTAGCCGCCAGTTCGTTCATCTGCTTTAATTTTGCATCATAGGCAGTAATCTTTTTCTCGGAATCTTTCTTTATGTTGTCGACCTCGACCTGTATGCTGTCTGGATAGTCAGCATCGATGTCTTCCATGCTCTTTGCATTACAAGAGAAGCTTGTACTGCCAGAGAATGCGAAGTCTACATCTGTCAGATATGAATAGTAAATATTGCCTTTAATGTCGGAAAATGTAATTCTATCTCCAAATGTGGCGTATCCGATTGCTATGCTGTCACAAGAGAATGGTCTTAATCTCATACCGACAAGTTCTTTTCCGATCAGGTCAACACCCGTCTGTTCATTGCCACTCAGAAGCTTGTTGTCAATCGTGATGACATATCCGTCTGTACCGTACTTGTATTCCGTCTCATTATCTGTATATTTAACCCCAGTAACAACCGCATCGTCAACATCATAGGTAAGGTTCCTGATAGCATTTAGATTAAATCCTTTTCGCTCGAGAATTGTCTCAATCTCGTTACTATCAATGTCAAGAATAGTGTTTCCGTTAATGTCGCACCATGGAACTGTTTCTAAGGTAATAGTGTCTGTACCATCGTCAAAAGTGATGATTCGCAAATTATCATTCTCGTCAATGCGAGCGTTACCACCTGCCAGAGCTGCAACCATACCGATTACTGCTCTAAAAGTGGTGTTCTCGGGCTTCTTCTGCACCTGATAGTCTGCGTTTTTAAATGTTGCGTCACCTAACACAATCCCGGTCTGCTGACAGGCATCTTCTAAAACCTCTCTGACAGAGCATGGGAAAACAAGGTTTGTATTGTAGCCTGTCTCTGCCTTGCTCATATAGTCTAACAAGGTGAGGTTAATCTCATCGGACGTGGCGGGCTTTTTCGACACAATAAATGTGCCACGGCGAATGGTTTCCAATCTATCAGACAGTTGCAAATTTAAAAATAGAGTGAACTGTGCCCCGGCAAAGTTGTAGTCAGAGAACCTATCATCATCATTGACCAGTGCCAATGTTGCTGTTTTTTCAATAGCTACACCTATCGGGAAATCCCCGGAATCAGAAGAATCTACAATGCCGTTTCCGTCAAGGTAGAAATCTTCTTTTTCCAGGTTTAAAGTTGTCCCATCACGCAGCACCGCATTCGCCGTAACATAATAGTTACTATTTAAGAGGGATTCTGTTTTTAACTGATTTGTAACATTAATCATACCGGTCGAATGCTCCTTACATTAATAGTTAATCCTGTCCATCGTTCTTCATTGCCTTTGAGCGTTTGCGCTGCCATATTGAAATTAGATGCATAGAACGTTTTGTCAATCCATTCGCCAGGTGTCCGAGGGTCTTTATGATGAAATGTGAACTGACTTTTGTTAATCATAGAGTTAAGAATCGTTGCAATCTCTCCCCATTTAAGTTCGCCCCATTCCATGTCATATCCGGCAATGGTTCCCATTGGTGTGTTGTGCATAACTAAATCCTGACTCCTTTTAGAACTTTCTGTTGATGTAGTTGCGAACACCGGCTTGTATGTGTCAGGGGCCTTTATAGTGACCCCGTCAATTTTAAACTGATCCTGTGCCATTTACACACCTCCTAACAAGAATGGATTCTGACCGCCGTTTCTGCGTCTCCTCAGCTCCGCTTCGTCAATGATTATGTCTAACAGCTTTCTGCCAGATGCATTTACTGTTACGTTATAAGTATTTCCACTATTATTGCCTTTTCCAGATTCTTCCCGGACGATCTGTCGCAGTAAGCTTTCCGGCGCTTCCAGGTTATTGCCTTTTTTCTGATCACCTAGTACTGCGAGGAATTCTGACCTTGGTGGAATAACTGCACCACTGGCCAGATACGGGATAGTTCCGATACGCGGAAATGTTGCATGAAATCCGATAGTCTTTGAGCCAAACGGTGTTGGAACAGTCCAGGGTCCAAAGGAAAATGCAGATTCAATTCCGCCAATTGCATTATTAATCATCCCAACTGCATTATTAACAATGCTGATTGCCTGATTAATCGGCCTTTTAATAAAGTCCACGATACCTTCAAATGCTGATTTGACCGCATCCCTGGCAGCATTAAACTTATCAGTAATAGCAGTTTTTATTGCTTCAACTTTGTTAGACACAAAAGTAGTAACGCTTTCCCATGTTCGGGATGTCTTGTCTTTTATTTTGTCCCATACGCCCGTAACCTTAGTTTTGATTGCGTCAAACACTGTCTTTGCTGTGGTTTTGAGAGCACTCCATAAACCAGAAAGAGTCTTTTTAATCGCATTCCAAACCGTTGATGTTACTGCTTTAATCGCGTTCCAAGTAACATTGATAATGCTCTTAATTATACTTAACGCACCTTTTGTTGCAGTTTTAATTACGTCCCATGCACCAGTTATAATATCCTTGATAAGACTCCATACCCCATTCGCAATCTCTTTTATTCCCTGCCAAGCCAGTTCCCAGTCTCCTGTGAAAACGCCGACAAGAAAATCAATGATTCCGCTCAGAGTGTCTGCTACGTCACCAATAATTTTAATTAATGATTTTATGACTTTGATTGCCACAGTGCCTACAACGTCAATTATCTTTGCCACAACCGGAAGCAAATTTGCGATTATCCAGTTGATTAAAGGTACTAATACCGATTCCCACAGAAGTTTCAGAGAATCAATGAGTTTTCCAAGGAATGTTTCTACCTTTAAAATCGCGTCCCCTAATGGTCCCTCTAACAGCCCTTTAATTTGTTCTGCCAGTCCTTGTAGCACCGGAAGAATGTATGTGTTATATCCAGTTATTAGAGTTTCAAGTATACTTGATAGTCCGTCTGCTATAGAATCAAAGAACGGTTTTACATGTTCATCGTATAACCTCGATATTGCGTCACTAAGGTTTTGAACAACTGTTAAGACCCCGCTTGTTACGGTTTCTATTACTCCGAGGCTACCCTCGATTGCTGACTTCAAAATGTCCTTGTTGTCGATAAAAGGCTGTGCAATCATGTTCAGGATATCTCTGCCAAGTTTTGCAGCCGTTTCTGTAAGAACCATTCCGATTTCAGCAAAGATTCCTATTAAATCTGCTGTAATCTGCTGTGCAGTTTCTCCACCAAAAACTGAGAAAACATCTGCGAAAGCAACTGCAAGATTTCCTGCGATTTGTGAAATTTCAGCACCGATGTTGAACATATCTATCAGATAGTTCTTTATTCTTTGCGTGTTCTGCTTCAAAAACTTCTCGATTCCGCCTATAATGTTTTGCGCAATTGTCAATCCGATCCTGGCGAATGAGCCGGCAACTTGTCCAATTGCATATGCGTATGAATCAAAAAAATTATTTGCTGCTTTGACAACTTCCGGATCAGTGAAGATATCTTTTAAAGATTTCCGTATGGAATCAAGGTCTTTCTTTATTCCGTCAAAAATCGGTTCGTAGTCTCCTAACCCATCCCAGAATCCTTTTGCGATTAACTTAGCCAGCTGCTTAAATCTGTCGATTATCTTTTTTAGCGGTTTTGACATCTTATCAAGAACTGTCTCACCCTCTGCTACCTTTCCGTAATCAACATTTTGTACAGCATCTTTCATCTGATCTAAAAGCCCACCAGTTGCGCTCGGTGCTTTTGATGATGAATCCGTACTTTTGTCCGTTGAATAATTATTTATTTCGTCCAAAGGACTAAGGTATCCCTTTGCCGCCTTAGTGGCTTTCTTAGTTGCATCCGCTGTGTCATTTGTTGCGCCTGCCAGCTTTTCAGCATTGTCGGCAGCTTCTCCGTATTGATCGGCTGTGTCAGCTATTGCATCCGTTCCGGCAAGACCTGCACCACTCGCACCTGTTTGGCCAGATGATTTCTTTCCGGTAATCAATTCCGTAAATGACTTAAAAGCATTTGCCAGAGTTGCAAGCTTTCCAAGCAAGATATTGATAACTTTCAGAACAGGAGTAAAGAGGTTGATTAATCCTTGTCCGACTGTTGCCTTGAGAGATTGCAGCTGCAACTGCATCACTCGCACTTGGTTCGCCCAGCTGTCAGAAGTACGAATAAAGTCTCCAGATGCAGCTGATAACTGTTTCTGTACAAAAGCCAAGCGGAGAGCAACCTTCTCCTGTTCGGTCATGGCGGATGTTGTTTTACCATATCCGTTCGCCAGTGCGTACTGGTCTAGTGCCGACTGGGTCATTACCACGCCGAGATCTTTGAGCGTTTCCGTTTCACCCGTAAACACTGATTTCAGTTTGATATAAGCCAGGTCCTGACTGATATTATAAAAGGACGCCACATCTCCCGCTAATCCGGTGAGTGTCGTTCCCATATCATACGCAGCCTTTTCAGAGAAACCGAACGCTTTCGCCATAGCTCCAAACGTCCCACTATAGCGTTTTGCCATAGTTTCCGACAAGCCGAAGCTCTGTGCTGCTGACTTTGCAAATTTGTCCACCTGTGCCGTCATGGACGGGAATGTCACATCTACTACGTTCTGGACTTCGCTCAAGTCAGAGCCAAGTTCCAGACAGGATTTCCCAAAATCTACTATCTTTTTTACTGCAAAAGCAGAAGCCAGCATCGCACCCGTCTTTTTTGCAAGACTCTGGATTCCTGACATCTGCTTATTAAACGCTTTTTGATTGACAACGAGGTCAAGACCAATCTGACCAATACTTGTAACGCTCATGGCTTGCACCTCCCCGGCATCTTACTTTCTTTTTCTCAATTACCGCCACCTCCTGCCATCTGTATAAACGCTGTTTTCATCTCTTCCAGCATTTTCATTATGTTTTTCCGTGGGACTGATTTTGCGTGCCTGTTACGCCATGCGCTCCGGATCCGCTTCTGCTCTTTTGTAAAGTTCTTGAGGATTTCCTTGTCCTCCTCTGCCCGGATTGACACAATCCTGCCAAGTGCGGTGTCTGGTCCCAGTCCCACCAGCAAATCCCGGAACTCTCCCCATTTCATACCGCGAGGTAGTTCCCGGGATAAACGTATCCCGTACTGTGACTGAAAAGATGATACAATCAGACCGAAATCATCTGTCAGATCATAGTACGGGTCACTGCTCTCCCTCTTCGTCTTCCCCCATTACAAGTGCCATTGCCTCCTGGACGATTACCATAAGAGATTTCGCAGAAAGCTTTTTCTTTCCTTTTTTGATATTGCAGATCTTCTCTACGTCTTCCGGCTTGAAGATCAGGTTCAACGCCTCTTCTACCGCCTGAAGCTCCCCTTTGTTTCCAAAAGCTCCCATAAGGCGTAACATCGTCTCCGCATCGGCGTTTACTTCTACTTCCAGAGTTCCGATCTGCATGACCGGATTCTCCTCAAAACATAATTTTTCTGTAATGTCTACAATCTTTGCCATTTATTTTCCCTCCTTCATGGTCTGTTCCAGTTTTTTCATAGATGCTTTCATCATTGCCTGCGACATTTCAGACGGCGGTGTAATGGTTGGTTTTCCATTGCTCATAATGTCAAATTCCAACGGACCGACTGCTGTGGAGTCCCCGGCTCCGATATTGGTTATATTAAACACTGCCTCGTTCCAGGATATGGTTGTTCCGTCCGGGAAAATCCAGCCGAAATAGCCTTCCGTATCCCTTCCGTTCAGGAATGCTTTTCCTGCCACAAAATCATTTCCCTTGTCGCCTACATTTCTTTTTCCCGTTACTGAGATTGTGATACTTTTCGCAGTCGGCAGACGTCGAATCCAACCTTCTGTATCAAAAGGCGTCCACTCCTCTACCCCGTTATCGAAGGACACGGAAAAGCTTTCCATATCCGCGATCCCTGTTGCTCCTTCTTTCGCAGCTCCTACCTGAAACTGGTTTTCATAACATGGAAATACTCCTGTTTTCTTACTTGGTTCCGGCATTTTCATTCTCCTTTCTGCATATAAAAGCCGCTTCTATGACCATTTCATAGACACCGGAATCGTCTGTTCCTACGTCCTGCAAATCATAAAGCGGCTGGATAAATTTTATCTTTCCTTTTTCTCTTGTAGCCGTCAAAGCGTCAAACAGACGTTTCCCGGCTTCTTCTGTTTCTGTTGGGGATTTGTTCCAGTGTATCAGCAAAGTGACATATTTCGTCTCATAGGAGCGCATCTGAACCCCTCCCAGTGGCACTTT